CGCTCCTGCACTCTTGAGTTCTACGCTTAATCTCTTCAACCATTGCATCAACTGATTTCAAGGCTGCAAGTTCTAGTTCATTAGCCTTGTATTCACCTCCCAGCTTATGCACCTTTGAAACATCTATCTTGCTTGCTGTATGCTTTGATTTTAGGGTTGATAAATAACCCTGCACGATCAATTCTTCAATGGTTATAGGCTCGATCAAATCGCTGAATAGAGCATCTTCGCCTTCATTGATATAGCCATGCCCAAGCCGGTAAGGGGTGGCAGTTAATCCAATGACACGCATTGCTGGATTGATAGAAAGCAACTTACTTAATACAGCACGATACGTGCCGACTTCAGAATGGTTGATTAGATGGCATTCATCAATGATACAAATATCACAATGACCATACTTTACAGCGTATTTGTTGATTGATTGGATGCCTGCAAAGGTTATAGGCTGGTCTAGCTCTTTCCTACCTACGCCAGCGGAATAAATGCCGAGTGGTGCATCGGGCCATACTGCAAGCAACTTTTCAGCGTTTTGCAGTATCAGCTCTTTAACATGGGTAAGCATTAACACCCTTGTTTCAGGCCATGATTGAATAGCCTCTTTGACTAATACAGCATTAATGATTGACTTCCCAGCGGCGGTTGGAAGTACCACGCAAGGATTGCCCGTATCATTTTCACCAAACCACTTATAGATTGCGTCTATTGTTTGGCGTTGGTAGGGTCTTAATTTCATACCAACCTAGCCCCTAACTCCATCCTAGCATCCTGTGCAAAATCATCACCTATCATGCTTGCACACCCTTTTGCATCTGCCAATATTTCAGCACTTGTAAACACATCCCGCGCAGCTTCGCCGTTCTTTACCCATACATCGCCCACTTTCCATTGCACATGACCATCTTTAAATTCCATTGGTATTTGCAGAATGTCAGGGTGTATTACATGCTGATCGCACCCATTAATTTGTGCATCTGTTGGTATTTCAGCATCCCAATGTTGGCAATGTGCCTTGCCTGTTGGTAAGAATGTAACATTGCTGCAAGTGCGGCAATGCACCTCTTGAGCAATCTTCTTGCCAAAACACACATCACTTGCACTGCAAAACTTGCACTCAAACCAAGTTGGGTCTGTACTCATAGGCTCTGGCATTCTGTCACTGGCAATAATGCGCTGGGCGCGTTCTTTAATTGCCTCATATATCGCCTTGTCAAAGCGCACTCGCTCGGCATAGATGCGGTCATCATCCTTGCACACGCTGACATATAAAGCTCGATCAATGCTCATTGCTCCCATATAAGTCTGCATTTGGGCGAAGTGCATAGGCTTTGACTTTTCAACACCAGCCTTTTCAAGTGCCTCAAAGCTCTTTTTTGAGTGCGTCTTTATCTCAAGAATATGCTCTTTTAGTGGTGATTCAGGCACACCAGAATGAATAATGCCATCCATGCTACCCGCAAAGAAGCCATTCTTAAACGAGAATTGGCGCTTTGTCTTTTGGTCAATATCACTAATCTTTAAGCCAGCCCTGCGTAAATCGCCTACCAGTGGCGATTCTTCATCCTGACCCCTGCGGAACAATCTCAACATACGTCCGTCAAAATCCTCCCTAGCAATCCACCTAAAGCTGTACCATAGGTAACGGTCACAGCTATGGCCAATAATTGAAGCGCCTAAGTGACTGCGAGGTGTATTGTCGCTTGCATCTTTAATTCCCTGATAAATTTTATCTGCTAGAGTTTCAATTTTCATCTTGTTTCCTTAAATTAGTGCCAGATTGTAAGCATTGTCTGGCGGCAATCCCTTTGTTATCCGCTTACTTCTTAGCCCAAGGTGGCGCTTTTCCTGCTACTGCTGGTTCGTTTGATGCTGGCGCAGAAGCCTTCGGCATAGCTGCCCCTGTACCTGCTGCTTTGTAACCCTTGATCTCGTTTTTAGCTTCGCCTTTATATTCACCAATTGCCACTCGAACAATCATAGTGCAACCGATAAGCTGGTCAGTGTCTTGCAAGGTTACGATGTTGTTAGCTCGCATGATCTCACCCAATTGAGCGCGACCAATCTTTTCAGCTACTTCGCTAGAGTTTTTAATGTTGATAATTGCAAACAATACACGCTTGGCATATTTGCCTTCGATCACATCCATACGGGCATTAATGTAGATACCATTGCCAGCCTTGGTTGGCTTGATTTCAGCAGATTTAATCTCTACTGTGTACTCACCAGCTGGAATTGGTGAAAAATCACCGCCTTCTTGCTCAGGCATATCTTTCGCATAAAATGTTTCTTCAAAAATACTCATTTTGTTACTCCTTTGTTGTCAATGGGTCAATTGAAAAGCTGGGTCTGCCAGCGGTTGTCGTAATTGCTGCACTTAAAACGTCTGTTATATCGCTATCGCAGCCTTTCCAAGCTGCCGCATTAATCTCAGGCTTCCAGCGAAAGAGGGCAGAAAGATGGTCACTTAAACCATTCTCAGCAGCTACTTCTTGTAACTTTTCACTATCAACCTTGCGCGTCATACGGTTCACAATCTTGATTTTATAGCCATTAACATCAAAATTCTGAGTGCCTTCGTTTTGTGGGTTGATCTTATAGAAAGCCGCAATCTTATCCTCAACCACTCTACGACCCTCTACCGCTTGGCGCTCCGCTTCTTTATAAGCAAGCCAATCATGTGTAAGCAGTTCGATTGACATATTAGCCTCCGATCTTCTGGATGATTGCGCCGAGGTCAGGCTGCTCCCAAGTTTCCAGCTTGCCGCTACGGTCTTTTGCTTGCCATAAGCCATCGGATTGTGTCATAAGAGCGCGTACTGGATTGCCTTCTGCGTCAAGTTCAACACGCAGCGCCATCACTTCATCAAAGAAGTAAGGCAATGACTGACCAGTTTTGTTACCTGGCATCATGGGTGCATACAGAATTTTGCCAGTTTCATCCTGCGACTTTTCACACTTGGCTGTAAAATAAACGTGCTTGCCAGCCATGTCACGGAAAGCTCTGATAATATCGCCTAATTGCTCCTGCATTGCACCGTAGGCTTGGCGCGGGTCTTTGGCAATCTTCTTTTCATGGTTCAGGATTACTTCGCCAATTTCGCTGATACTGTCTAAGCAGATAGAATCATACTTCTTGGCATCATCGCTGTTTGCAATGAAGTCATAGGCTTCCATCAAGGTGTCCATACTATTAACCTCAATATAAGGTATATCAGCATGTTGCAATGATAGAAGGCCAGCCTCAGCACTAATAACGATTGGATTAGGCATGGTGGCGCAAAGTGATGTTTTACCGCTACCAGCATGACCGTAAATTAAAACCTTCACGCCATTGGTGTGAATACTGCCTGTTTTGCGTATTTGAATTGCCATCTTTACTACTCCTTACATTTGCACCCTGTCGGCTATTCCGTTTGGGATTGATTAGATAATATACCCTGCTTTATAATTTGTACACATTTATTTATATTATTTTTGTATTATTTTGTATATTTACGTACTATAATACATATAAGCATTACGCTTGATTACTTAAAGGAGAACACAAATGCTTGATTTAGATGAAATACGTATAGCTTTAAAGGACCGCAGACCCAATGTAGTCTGTGACGCAACAGGTCTTTCTTATGGAACAATCCAAGCTATTCGAGATGGTAAGAATATCAATCCGACTTTAAATGTCGTAAAATTGTTGTCTGATTACCTCGAAGGGGTTGCAAAAGATGGCGAACATTGCTGAGATAATGGGTGGCGCTTTTGTGCCCTCTATAGAAAGTAGTCAATCAAAAGAGGTGCAACTTGCAATTGCAATTAATGAAAGTGGCATAGACGCGCCTGATACCATCATATTTGATGGTGAATTACATAGATTCTCAAGCAATGGCAAATCTGGCGATAAGGCTGGCTGGTATGTAGCTTATGACGATTCAACCATGCCTTGCGCTAGTTTTGGTGATTGGCGATCCAGCCAAGCAACCTATTGGAAAGCCAATATTGGACGTAGTTTGTCAATTGTTGAAGATATGGCTTACAAGAAGCGTATGGCCGATGCGAAGATT